CCTAAGTTAACAGCACTGCCAAAGAACTCAGTAACTGTTACGTTAGTATCAACGGTATGAATCATTCTTGGTTTAGCGGTGTGCCAACTACTCATTAGACAGCACTCCAGAATACCTTTTGGTTTGCTGCTGCACCAATGGCATATAACAGATTGGAGTTGTTTACTGGTAAAGTAATCGACTCACCAGGCTCTAACGGGAATCCATCAGTTGCAGCAGTAGTGCCAGCAGTAACGTCTGAGTTACCTATGTAGACCGTATCGGTGTTATCTACCGCAGCCTTAACTGTTACGCCAAACTTAGCGGCGAAAGATGTGGTTGTTATTTGCTCGGCTGTGGTGTCTATGTCTAAGTTAGAACCGTGGTCAAGCGTAGCTGATACAGAGCTAGTTACGTCCACATCTCCAATATCTACCCCAGAGTTAGCTGCTAGCTTACCGATAGCGTTAGTGCCAGCGTTCAAACTCACGTCATTATTTGCACCAAGATTTACTAGTAGACCATTTGTAGTGTCACCCCTCACTCTGTCAAAAGAAGCACCGTTGTACATTCTCATTCTACCGTCTACTACCAACGACTGTCTTGAACCATCACCATCGCCTAGACTACCTACAGCTACAGTATTAGTACCATCAGTCAACTTAGTTTGCTGTGTACCGTTAGTTTGATTCGCACTAGTTGATAGTCCAATAGTATTAGCTGTGACATCTACGTTCTGAGTGCCTGTAGGAGTGGCTGTTACTGTACCTGATACTGGTACTGGTGTTGCTCGGAGTTCTGTATCTGTTAGTAGTCCAGCTACCTCTGTTGCAATAGTACCTGTGTCGGCATCTATGGTTGTAAGTAATCCCTCAATACCGTCTACAGAACCCTCTATGCCATCGACATGACCGATGAGAGTTATTTGGTTAGCAGAAGTAGAAGCTCCTGCTGGCAACGGTAATGAAGCTGCTGAAACAGGTTGTGTAGCTTGATAGAAAGAACCGCTAACAGGAACAGGGGTTGCTCTTAACTGTGCATCAGTCAATCCATCAGTAGTACCGCCACCGCTAGAGCCACCACCGCCCCCAGCGTTGCTAAAGTTGTCATCGAATATAAATCTGTTACCTACTTTGATAACACGCCTAACAGGTTGGTAATTCTCGGCTCCCTGATCGCTAGGCTCGGATTGGTCGTTAATATACTGCTCGATATTGACAACAGCTTTCTCTAGTTTTGTTAAATCAATATTAACTGGCAAAGGTTTATTGTCCGATACAGCCTTTAGTAACTTGGAGAAGTCCTGTATTTTTGTTTTATTATCCGTGCGAGGTGCTTTTAAAGACCTCTCCAAGTTCGTAAAGTATTTAGTTAGGTCTAGGCTTTTATCTATCTTCTCTAGTTGTTTCTCTAGCCTTTTAAAGTCATATTCGCTTTGTCCATTGAGAAGCTCAGACAAGCTGTGTATAGCACGTTCTAATCGCTCACTAGCTTCTATGCCCTTTTCTTGTAAGGCTCGGCTGTCGGCTTCAGATTGCTTCTTCTTCTTAGCTTTGTCTATTTTACGATTCATCTAAAAAGCTCTCCAGTTCAGATTTCTCTTGAGCAAGCTTTTTATTTTGTTTTTTTAACTTAGTCTCGGACTTCTTCATCTTATCTAATTTGAGTTGGGCCTCATCAAGTTCAGCTTTACTAACAGTATCTTTCAATTTATCTTCTAACTGTTTAACTTTAATGTCAGCACTCATAGACATCTCGCCTACTAGGACAGGCACAACAGCACACTTACAGTTAGGGTGAAGCGGTGGATCGCCATCTGCAAACTCACTAGCACCGTAGAAGTTTTTATGCAAGCTAACTATCTCCCCATCATACGGCTCACACTCAGGGCATGGGTCTGATACAATCCATTCTTTACCTGCAACTTCGCCTGTTTGTTCCCACGCATCAATCTGTGCTGACGTAGATGTGAACGCAACCTCAGTCCTTACTATTCTTTCAGCTTGAGTCTTGGAGTAATCAGCAAACGTATCTCGGATAGTTCCAGAGATTTCAGGGATCGAACTACCACCACGAACGCCATCGGTAATTATATCTATTAGCTTATCCTTATCAGTCTTAACCATAGACTCTGCGAATATCTCTACTCTTTCTTTAACGGACTTCTGAATGTTGAACGGTGAATATACATAATCATCATTTACTACTTTAATAGCCTCAATACCAGCTTGCGTTGCTACTTGAGTCAGAATAGGCTCGAAGTCTAGCGTAGCCTCTATAATCATCTCTTGCTCATTGAACAATGCTTTCTTTTGCATATCAGTAACTTCACTCGGCACATTCTCTAACGCCTTATCCACCATTCTGTTTATAAAGCTAACAACCTTGTCGGCAAATATCTTCTCAGCAGTAGTTATGATCTCACGCTGTCGTTTGGTGTACTGGTACATCTTCTCAGGTAGGACTCTAGGCTTAAACTCTTTTTCTTTCTTGCCTTTAACTATTTGTTTAGCAAGAGGTGTAGCCATGTCTTTTAATTTCTTATACTCTTGTGCTTCAGCTAAATGTTTTCTGACTACTCGATTAGTATTCACGTAGCGTAGAGCTGGCGGTACAATCTCTTGCGATCTTAACTCATCAGCACCTTTGATTGGATCATAACCTAGTTCTTCTCTGGCTTCGTTTATCGTAATAATATTAGCGTCAACTAAAGCCTTAACTTCACCAACGTGGTCTGTCTCATCTTCTTGCACAGGGTCTTTAAACCCTAGTAGTAGACTATCGCCATACAACGGCACTAAGAACTCGTTTAGCGTGTCACAAATCCCTTTCATGTCTGGTCTGACAGTAGAACGCATCCAAGATAATAGAGAAGCTTCAGCGTTGGCACGGTTCACATCGTCTGTTATACCTAATACGGCTTTGGTGTTTCCGAAAATAACCATGATTTTATCTCTAAGCCATTCTTGTTGCTCTAAGAACTGAGCATCTTTATTAGACATCTGAACATTCTCAGGTTTAATACCACCACCAAAGATCGGTACTTTGTAAGCGTTCTGCACTCCACCGTAAGTGTTTCGGAACTCTGAGTGTAGTTGTTTAAGCTGTTCATCGGTTAAGCTCTTATCGGTAGTCAACATTAGCTGTGCGATTAAACCACGCTCAAACAGTTTTTTATTAGCTTCAGTAGCCATAGTGTCGGTGTCGATTGCTTCCGCAGCCGCCATGACTGCACTCTTGCCTCTATAGAAGTTCTTAGGATCGGGAACTCTAAAGTGGATTATTTCCTCTGGAGTATATGTTACCTCTATCGGCTCACCCTTAATTGTATCTTTATAAGTGTAGCTTTGGATAATCCTCTGACTTCCCTCTGCTTTGCCTAAGTCAATCGTAACCTTATCTGGCGGTAGAATGAATATATTATTAATTTGTAGACCAACACGCTCAATGTACCAAAACGCATCACCAGCAAGCTTTCTGTGGCTCTGGGTAGTATAGAACCCATCATAAGAAGATGTGAACTCGTTAAACTTATCTAAAGCTGTTAATAGAGGATGCGAGAATATACGATCATAAATAACTTCATCTCGAACTGTTCGCACTTTGTACAGTTCAAACTCAATGGCTCCGACTTCTTTTGCGATTACATCATTGTTCCTGTATACCCAACCTTTATTAGCTTCGAGTACTTTAGAGCTAACCTGTGTTTCGTCTACTAAGTTTCTGCTACTAAAGTCTAGAAACCCACCTGTAACAGTCTTAGCTTTCTTTTGTACTTCTTTTATAACTTCAACGACATCTTGCTGTGTATCTTTGCCTGTTCTAACTTCGCCTAGTATCGGTAGATTTAATTTCATATATTTAAGCCTCAGTCTCCAGGCCAGTAATTAAGCACTTTTCCTTTTTCATCACGAGTAACTTTCCTCTCTTTGTCTTGAGACACCGTAACGCTGGCTATTGATACTTTGTTCTCACTCCATTTAGCGTAAGCCCACTCAGCTAACGCCCAAGAGTCAGGGTAATCATCGTGAGCATCAGGGCTGTCTGGGTGATTAACCTTGAGTATCTGACCATTGTATTGTTGCTGAAGATCCAACATCTGCTGTCGAAACTTCTCACCATGTTTTTTATCCTGTTTCGGCAAGGTCGTCAATAACCCCTGAATAGATAATTTGAGATTGCGATACATATTATCCTTAGATATTGCACTAAACTTAATCGCATATAATCCTGAGTTCTCATCTTGAAAACGAGTAGAGCTAACAAACATATCAGTCACAGGATCGCCAACACCAGTCGAGTCAATTCCTAACGCCACTACGTTATAATTCCCTAAGAAGTCTTTAATTATATCGAACTGGTCTTGATAGTTCTCTCCTCTCAGTTCTAACCAGTTCAAAACTTCTTTAATCTTCTTTTCTTCGTTCCAACGAATTATAGTAACCACAGTAGAGTCAGGGTGTTTCGCAACGTCAATCCCTGCAAAACAATAGTCCTTTTCGTTTCTATAAGCAGGGTTTCTATCTGTATACAGTTTGTCTAATTCTTCCTGAGTAGTGAACTGCCCTGTACCAATCTGCCACTTACCAAAGTATTCTCTTTGTATTTCATCAGCATCAAGCCCTTGTTCCTCAATGTCCGACCTAACACTCTGCTCATAAATTAAGTGCATCGGGTCTTTGGTTTCTTCGTACACCTTTCTTCTTTGGGGTACTACATCATCGAAGTAAACTTTAATTGTTTCTGAACCCTGACTTAACCTATAAAAGTGGTTTATCTGAGTTCCAGCTTTACCAATATAAACTCTCGGTGCGTTAGTAACCTTACCCATAGGCCATATACTATGCTTAACAATCTTATCTTTAGCTACTTGAGCTTCGTCTATAATAATCAGGTCTAACGTCAATCCCTCAATTTGAGATACAAGGTTAATCGGTGCTACAGCCGCACTTGAGCCATCGGGCATGACTAGCTTCTTAGCGTTTTCTTCTTCTTTAATATACTGCTCTTGCTCACTGCTAACCTCTAACAAAGTTGCTTTTGCTTTTCTAAGTGAGTTCCGCATAATCCCGTAGGATATTTTAGCTTGGTCAATCTGGGCTGCGAATATACCGATGCGAATAGGTCGGTTAAACATAACAGGTAGAAACGTCAGTATGAACTCACAGGTATGTCCTACAGCATAAGTCTTGCCAGCTTGCCTACTAAGCTCAATAGCAATCTCTACTTGTTTAAGTTTCCTAACATCTTCTTCTGTAGCCCCTGCTGTTATGCGTAAGTTATCCAAGAGGGCTTTAAGTATCTGGTCTGATATTTCTTCTTGATAGGGATAAAAGGTTAGGTTGTGCTGTATCTTTAAATGGTCGGCTCTAAGCTTCCTTAGTTTGTCCATCATAACAGTTTCTCTTGTTTATCTTCTTTCTCTACTTGGCTCATCCAATACTTAATCCTAGCTTTAGCGATAGGGATATACTCCTCGGTAAGTTCTACGCCTTCAACATATTCCCAACCAGCCTGTAATGCTCCAATCATTTCTGAACCTGAACCACTGAACGGTACGAGTAGCCTACCGCCTGTTGGTGGTTTGATGAGGGTTGCGAGGTATTTAGTTAGGGCTAGGGGCTTCACAGTAGGATGTGCGTTCTTTGTAGGTCGTGGCTCGTTATGCCCGAATCGCTCATTAAAGCTACCGCTTGGTCTATCATCTCCAATATCTAGTTTGATGTCCTCAAACCCCTCTAGCCCTGCATTACGTTCACTCTTAGAGGCTTTAGCTGTGTAGAAGAAGCGTGAGGCAGAGCCAGAGTCGCCAAAACCAGGGTCGCCTTTTTCGTAAGCGTTGCCCATTGTGTTTATCATTGAACCCTTATTGCCAATCCGCCCACCAGAACTTTTGCCTGTCTGCGGAAACACCGCCTCTACTTCATCAGAGCCGTCATGGATAAGGTTTGCAGGAAATCTTCCGAGTGCTGTTGCTTCTGGTGCTTTAATCTCCATACGTTTACCGCTATGTGTAGCTGTTTCACTCACGAATTGACTATTGCCCTCTTGGAATGAACTCTCGTATCGTTTGTTTAGGTTGTCGGCTGTGCCCACCCTCGTCCCATCTATATTCAATCCACCAGTACCATGTTTTAAGACGTTGTTTGCTACTGTACCCTCTATAGGTTTGCGAGCTAGGACACAAGGTTCGTGAGCAGGTTTAAGAGCTGTGCCGTAGCCTTCGTAGGGTGATGTGCCTTTGGATACAGTCCTCTTTCCCTCTTTAATATCATCAGCTCTATTGCCACTAAATACTTTGGCTTCTGTTTCATAGCTTCTATTTGCTCTACCCCAATGTTCTTCTTCTACTTCGGCTCTCTCATTACCATGTATCTTATCTACTGCCTTACCTATATTCAGCGATTTCGGGAATCCACTACCATACACCCACTCAATCATGTCCCTAATCTCAAACCCTGCATCTTCTATTGCCACTGCCATACGGTGATAAGTTCTGCTTCCTGAAAATGCTAGTAAGTGTCCACCTGGTTTAATGTGTCTGAATAGGTCAGCCCACATCTCGGTATCAAAGGCTATGCCTGATGAGTCCCAACTCTTACCCATAAAGCCTAGTTCATATGGTGGGTCGCATAGAATGCCGTCAAATGGTTCGCCTTTGTAGTTCTTAGCCCAGTCTTTAATATCAGCGTGGCTTATCAGATGTTTCGCCATTATTTTCACCCTCTAACAAACCATAACGACTTAATATATCACGCCTAGTATCTGTTACTTCAAGATTAAGCTTCTCTCCATACCCATGCTTAGCCAACCACTCCATAGCTCTTGTATCGCCCGAAACACTCTTAGCAACTGCTGTCTTTATAATCGCCTTAATTGGCATCTCTTTTAAGATTGTGCCGTCTTTAAGTTTCAGCTCGAAGTTAGGGTCGGTTAAAGCCTCTTGTATATAGGTAGATAGATGCTTGCTGCCCTTTTTATTACGCCCACCTTTAGCACCCATTTCAGCGGCGTTCTCTGATGTAAACTTTTTGCCTTCAGGTGGATTACTCACGTCGCTTTTCCCCCGCTATTGGTGTCATATATCGAACTTCGTAGCGACCCTTAATTTCTGGCAGCTTACGCTCTAGGTGGTCAAGCGAGTTGCAAACCCTACATAGTATTTCAAGGTCATCAACGTCTCGTTTCATGGTAAGTATTCTGTCTACGATTGGCGTATTGTTGTTCTGTCTATGTTCTGAAGCACCTCCACCGTTCTTATGATTAAACTCAAGAGCATGAAGTTCATCGCAGCCACATCTAACACAAACCGCACCGCCAACCATGACCATAGCTTTGATTTTTCTATTGTTGTAGGCTCTTTGTCTGGCTAACTTCTGTTTCTCTGGGTTCTCAGTACGCCACCTTTGAACATAGAAAGCCTGTCGAGCTTTACGCTCTTCTTCTGTCTCTATTCGCTTTGGTCTTGCCATAGTTACATTATACATCATTTTACATCAACAGCAGGGGTGTTTTCTTCCCAGCCTGTCTCATCTCCATTGTTAACAAACTTCCAGTATCTACGCCTTATGACATCGGTGTATTTCGGGTCAAGCTCCATGCCATAACAAGTGCGGTCTGTTTGTTCACAGGCTATTAGAGTAGAGCCAGAGCCGAGAAAGCCGTCATAGATAAGTTCGTCTTTACTGCTAAAGTCTTTAATGATGTTGGCTAAAGTCTGTAGTGGCTTCTGTGTTGGGTGTACTCGCTTCTCTTTTTCGCCCTCTCTAATCATGCCGTTCCAAAGCTGTGTATATATTCTGACTGGCGTATGAAAACTGCACCAAGCAAGTTCACCGTCAGCAAATGTATTTTTTATGCCTGTGTCGCCACGCTTGTCCCAAACAATCCAACCGTCACTAGTACCTAAAAACTGCGTAAAGTAATTACCACCCCAAAGTATAATCTTCATGCCACCCTGCAAGCCTTTGACTAACTCGTAGAAGTTCTTGGCGGTTTCTGTAGTATTATCATTTATTACTTTTGAGTATTTACCTTTCTTGGCAACCCCAAAATCTGCTCCCACCATTTCATCATTAACAACATCTATGCCATAAGGTGGATCGCTGAATACTAGATCTATGGTTCTGCCATTCAATAACTCACCTGTTGACTTAAAGTCCGTACTATCACCGCACATCACTCTGTGCCTTCCTAACTGATAAACCACTCCAAGTTGACTCACAGGTGGATCACTACTTACCTCTGGTGCTTCATCTTCTTCTACTTCATCCGCTACATCTGCATAAGGTACGTCTATACCCCAGGCGTCTAAGTCCTCTAGATCGTATTGGTTAGCAACCATATCCCAATCATGCTCTCCCATTTCAGCATTGTCCTGCATAATAAACCTCTGTCGTTCTT